GCCAACGGTCTGACATCGCCTTAGACCAATGGGACACAGAACATCCAACATCGTCCAGCCCTGAACTGGAAGCGTTCAGGGAATTGGAACGAATGGGCTGCTACTCCCAACACGACTACTACTCACCAAGCAAAGCCGCAGATGGATTCTACATTGCACAGCTTCAACAAATCAGAAAACGAGATCACAAAGGAGATCGTCAAAGATTCAGACAAGGCATTAAGAACATTCAAGGATCATCTAGAGTTCGCCGCAAGCCACACTCAAGATCTTGACTTTGCTTCAGCTCTTGAATGGACCGAAACATATCTAGCCAAACAAGGGATTACGCAGCCATCAAAGCTCACATCGTTTCTTAGCAATGCTCGTTCAAACGATGATGTTAAAGAACCATTCCAAGGGCAAGAACTTGAGCTTCGGTCACAACTTGGAGCATGGGGCAATCTTTTGGCAGGTGATGCTTTTAACCTCCTTATTGCAGCACCAAAAGTTGGCAAGTCTGCCTTAATTGTTCACGTTTTTGCGTGTTCCAAGCGTGGTGATGAAACTTGTCTTGGCGCACCAATTCGCAAGCGTTGGAACAAACTCATCATCAGCGGCAATGACATGAGCGTTGGCGAATGGGGAAAGATCCTCATCCGTGAAGGATTAGCTGTTCCTACTGGAGATGATCACGAAAAGTTTTTGCCTGATCCTTGCGTGATTATTTGGGACACCGAAAACCCAGCACGGATGAACGAGAAAGGGATCAAGGCAATGGCGGCCAAGTGCGTTGAGCACCCTGATTCCTTGCTTGTCATTGACTCTCTGAGATCCAACACTGATCCATCGCTTGACGAAAACAAGGCTGAAATTCGTGAGCCAATTGAACAGACCAAAAAGGGTTTGTCCGGGTGCAAGGTCACTACGGTTTTGATTCATCACGCCAACAAGAGCGTCAGCGGCAGCACAGCAATGACGGCTGCTGCTGGCAACAATGCCATCCCTGGTGCATGTGACAACACTCTGCTTCTCAAGCATCTCAAGCCCGAGCCAATCACAGGATTCAGGTCTGACGGCAGGCTCACTGCTTCCTCGAGCGGACGCTTGCAGGGAGATCGTCTGCTAATTGAACTCACAAGCGAGGGCATTGGACGCTGGGAGGCGCGTGGTGACGCTGAAACAGCTTCATTGGAGGAACACATCGCTGAGGCGGAAGAAAGGCTCAACCCGCGTCATACAGCGGTCTATGAGCACGCTGAAGAGCTAGCCGAAAATGGTGTTCACACGACAACGGCTGAGATCGGCAGCCACTTAAACCTCACCCTGATCAAAGCGCGCAAAGCTCTTGAAGCTCTTTGCCGTAAAGGGCTGATGAGGAGGTGCGGGACTCTCCCGAACGGGGGGAAGGGAAGAGATCAGGTGCTTTATGCACCAGCGTTATCCAGCCTCCCTCACGCGGGGGATGCGGTAGGAGGGGTTAATGGGGTTCATGGGGTTTTAAATCAAGAAGATGGCTTATTAGAGACCCCTAAAACATTTAAAACCCCTTCTAATCTTATTCTCACGCGCGAGGCAATAAAAACCCCTGTCGATTGTCCTTTGAATACCCCCGTGGAAATCCTTAGAACGAGCGGCTGGGAAGGCGGTTATCTCCTTGCCAATGGCTCAGACCCTGACAAGGTTATTGCTGTCAAAACTGGGAGCCTTGACCACCGCGTTCACAATCTCCGCTGGGGCATTGATGTTCGACCGTGCGAATCACCGTTCAGCCTTGCTGAACCTCAGGTTGACTGGTGACAAATGCCCTAGATGGTCTACACTGTGATCACGCCAGAGATGGCACCCTTCGTTCGAATCAAATGAGCTGCCAGACCTATCTCGATGCCCTGGCTGAAACCTCCGAAATTCGGATGTTTGACCTGATCGAGTCCCGCCAGGGGCCACGCACTCCCGAAGAGCTCGCAGCATTCAAAGCCGCCAACCTCGCAGCTGCTCCGCTTCGCCACAACGCTCAAGCGGCCAAGGTTGTCAAGCCTTCTCACCGCCAAGAATGGCAAGAGTTTCATCAAGAGACTCTTGGGATGATCGAAGCCGCTAAGCGCCAAGGACATTTCAACCTTTTGCCTCAGCTGATGCAACGCCTGCAGAACGCAAATACGATCCTTTCCACCATCAACTGACCGTCATGGGGCTTCGGCCTCTACCCTTACCTAGGCGGAGACGCTACCGCATGTCCCTACACAGATCAACAGATGAGAACCGAACGCAAACGAGAGCAAGATCGTGCTTATGAACAGCGCAGAGTTGCACGTGTCAAAGCAGATCCATTACTTGAGGAACGTCGGCGCCAAACCTGGCGAGACAAAGGCAAGAAAAGAACTGAAAAGGCTCGCAATTGCCCTGAGCTACGTCAAAAGATGAACGCTCGTGCTCGCGTGCGCAACAGAGTGAGCATTCAACACAAGTGGCCAAAACCTGGGTTTTTTCTTTGTTCTGAATGCCCTAAGCCTGCGCAGGAATATCACCATGGGGATTATTCCCTTTGGTGGTCTGTTGAGCCACTATGCAAGGCATGCCACGGCAAACGACATCAAGTAAATTAATTAAGCCCGCGAAGCCTGATAAACCCGTTGAGTCATCAACGGGGAGTTATACAAGACGCTTGAAGCGGAAGACAGGGCAGTGAACTGCGTAGGCAGTGCGGGGCTGATCCATCTCGTGGGCATTCACACCCCTAAAACACAAATGCCAATCAATTGCCCCAAATGCGGCAAGCCCGTCATTCGGACCACATGCACAAGGCGCAAAGGTGACACCCGCATCCGTTACCGTCGATGCCCATCCTGCAATCATCCGTTCAGGACTGAGCAGGTGATCACACCTGAAATTCCCATCAACAGAAAGCGTCTCTACAATGCGCCAAAAAGCGCAAAGCTTCAGCCCTTTGAAGTCGCTGACATCAAAAAGTTTTTGCGAAATAATGTCTTCACTCCATATGAACTCGCGCTTCAATACGACGTTTCAGTCGATGCAATCCGCCAAATTCGCTCAGGCAGAACCTGGGCTACCATTGAGCCTGCGCTATAATATTCCGCAATAGTTATTTAAAATGGCAAACTTAAGAAGGCGACATTACAAGCTAAACTCAAAAGTAATTGAAGCTGTTCGTCATCTTGCAGAATATGGCGCAGCATTAGAACATATCGCCGCAGCAGTTGGTGTTAGTTATGCAGCGTTAAAACAGTGGATTGGAAACGCAAAAGGCCCTAGTCCTACTGAAGAAGAAATAGCTCTTTTAGATGCACTTAATGAAGGTCGTGCAGCTGGTGCTCATAAATTCATAAATATCATCACCAGTTGTGCTCAAGATGGTGATAGTAAATCAGCGCAATGGATGCTTACTCATAGCCCGTCATATCGCAAGCATTACAGCGACAACGCAGCCGTCACGCGCGCAAGAAATGAAGGCATTGAAGCCGCTGTATCAGCCATCGCTGAGGCAAGCCTCACGCCAGAACAAGAGCGCACCGTATTACTTCGCATCCAGGCCAAGACCGGCCACGAATTAGTGCCAAGTGAAGAGGAATAACCCAATACTGGCCAGGCTCGCAGAACTGCAAGCTGAGGCCGTTGGCAGCCGTTCAGCCTTGGCTGATGTTGATGACCTCCTAGAACGCATCGCCGCAACGCTCAACCCTGGCCAGCTCAGCGCCTTCGAGGTAGAGCGGCTTGGTGCTATCGCTACATCACAAGGCGGATCACCAAACAGCATCCCTGAAATCGGCATCAGCGCTGGCTATGGCAGCGGCAAGACCTACTGCGCTCATGCGGTTGCCGTGAAGATGGCCGCTTTGAATCAGGGCTTTGTTGGTTGCGTCATGGAACCAACCAGCGATATGGTCCGCCGCATCTGGGCGCCAAAATTTGAGGATTTCTTGGATAGTTTTGGCATTCCATACACCCCACGAGTGGCGCCGTATGTAAGCCATACTTTGCATTTCCCTGGCGGTGATTCAACAATCCTTGGCCTGTCGTTTGAAAATTATCAACGCATCGTGGGTGATGACTGGGCCTTCGCAATCATCGATGAGGTTGATACTGCGAAAGCCTCGATCGCTCAGCGTGCCTATGACAAGATTCTGGGCCGTATCAGGGTCGGAAACTTCAACCAGCTGCACTGCTACTCAACGCCAGAAGGGTTTGGGTTCCATTACCAGACGTTTGGCACTGATGCAGCACGGGAGGGCAAGCGCCGAGCGCTGCTACGGATGAAGACCGCAGACAATGCTCATAATCTCAGGCCGGGCTTTGTCGATGACCTGCTGAGCCGTTACACCCATGAGCAATGCCGCGCATACCTCGAAGGCATTTATCAAAACCTTGCGACGGGAACGGTCTACGACAGGTTTGACCGTGCCAAGCATGTTGCCGATGTTGATGATGATCCGTTAGGTGAAGAGCCGCTGAGGATAGGGATCGACTTCAATGTGAACAATATGAATGCAGTGGTCGCGATCCGGTCTGGCAATGCCCTGCATTTCATCGATGAGATCAGCGGTGCCCATGACACTGATGCCTTGGCACAGGAGATCTGCACTCGCTATCCAGGCCGGACGCTTTACGGTTACCCAGACGCATCAGGTGGCAACCGCTCGACTAATGCGACCAAAACCGATCTGGAGATATTGGCCAGTTATGGCATTAGCAACCAATCGCCTAAAGCAAACCCCAGGGTCGCTGATCGGGTTTCTGCTTTTCAAGGTGCTTTGGAGAACGGGAAAAACGAAATCAGGATCCAGATCAACCCACGATGCAAACGGCTGATCGAATGCCTAGAGCTGCAGGCATACAACGAACGCATGGAGCCTGACAAGGAATCGGGGCACGATCACATGAATGACGCGGCAGGGTATCTCGTATGGCGTGAGCTGAACCCACTGCACCGCAGGGCCGGCCGTGGCACCGGCATTAGACTGTATTAACAAAACATTGAACAATGGCCAAGCGCCGGAAGCCCAAACGCCGCAGGAGCTGACCTGCTACGCTCAGCACGTTGCCTGAGTTAATGGGTCTCAGGTTTCACTGCCAAGTGGGTTCAAAGCCTCAGCGAGTCGGGCCGCTGGGGCTTTTTAATGCCTATACGCATC